TTTCATGGAATAGGCCAAATATTAGGTTGTTTGGCTGTGCGAGGATCACTGGTGTTGACAGTAGGTCAATAACGCTATCGTAGCTGCTAAATGTCTTATTCAAGACTGGTGCATATTTTACTGGAACGCCTTTGTATGGTGGGAGTTCTCCGCTTGTAACGGCCGCATCACCCACGGCTGTGGCTCTACTGCCAAGATAGTCCCTGTAAGCGTCTGCAACACCATATGGTACATAGAATTTGAAATCAGCGGGGTTTGCAAGGTACTCTGGTGGAACTGCGCTTAACATTTTATCAAACAAGTCAGCTACGTTATCTGAGTCGACAGGGTCAAAATCAGGGTCTTCGCCGGATGCTGAGTTAACCCCATAGAGGATGTTAGCGTCAACGTTAGCGTTTGTGGAGTCTTCATTTGCCATTATGGCCTGTCTTATGAACCCTTCACCGCTAAGAAGTATGTCACCAGTTGAATCAGTCGTTTTGGTCCTTGAGAATACGAGATATTCTTCGATATCTCTTCTTGTTGCTTGAACAAGAAGATCTGTTAGCGTGTTAGCAAAGTCTCCACGCTCGATGTTTCGGCGTAAAGCCGCATCATAGATCGGTATATAGCCGATTAAGGGTTGTGCTGTCACCGTTATCTGTTTGAAGGTCACATCTGTAGCTGTAGCCGCTGTGCCCTCAGATAATTTTTTCAAGACACGTTCAGGGGCTATAACCCTATCAATCAGCTCAACATTAGACTCCATCGCTTGGAATCTGATATCACTCATTATACTCTCAGGCCTCATCAATCCTTTAACGTACGCAGCGTATCTCTGCGGATTAAGAACTGAAGGGCCTAAATCGTCGATTGTGATCTGTTTCATCGCATATTCGAGTTCTTTTTCTATATCCATACCATCACCACCTACAAAATTCTTTTTTTTTAGGTTAATTTTCTTCCAAGAGCATCTCTGCCAAGGATTTCATATATTGTTTTTCTTGTGTTTGTTGTTGTGCTGTCTGGGGGTAATGCTTTGCGTTTTTGTGGTTTAACTGGTTCTCTGTTTGTTTTTCGTGTGGTTTTTTCTTCTGTTTCAGCTCCTTCTTTTTCTTGTTTCACTGGTTTGTCTTCTGCTTTTTCTTGTTTTGCTGGTTCTTCTTTCGTTTCTGGTTCTTTCTGCAGTTCGTTTATCTGTTTTTCAAGATTGTCAATTTTTTCATATGTTTTTTCAAATTTCTCTGTTATCTCTGTGATCATTTTCACAATATCTTGTGATTTGTTTTCTTCTGATTCGCTCGTCTTATCTTCTTCTTTTACGGGTTCTTCTTTTGTTTCTTCTTGTTTTGCTGGTTCATCTTCCTCCTTCATCCCAAAATGGCCTTTTAACAGTTCATATATCTTTTTAAGCACGTTTTCTTCTTCTTTCATATTATCCTCCTTCATAGAGATTATCTTAGCATCATACACGCATGGCCTGTCCGTTAAACTTATACTAACAATCACAGGATCATCCAACTCTGAAATTGGCCTCCGATTCATGCGCTTAAAGGGTAAAACGGATTTTATGCCAAATTTTTCAACATTCTTCCGTGGGATCGCAGTCACGCTGAAACCAGTCAATTCACCATTCTTTATCTGTTCCCATGTTTCATTGTCCGTTATTCTTGCTGTGATCATCCACGTGCCCTTTGGATAGCCATTCCAATCCTCACGAAGTTGCCATGATTCAACAAGCTCTGCAACGTTCTTCCAATCCTTGTTGAAGATTATATCATGCTTCACATCGAAATTCTGATATTGATAGAACGTATTCATCAGTTCCTGTATCTCTTTCGCACTGAATTGCTTCTCACCAGCCACATATTCACAATCCCGATAATTTGGGATCAATACGGGCCCTGTCACAATTTGTTCTTCTTTATTACTATATGTGTCGAGCACTGAGAATTCTTTTTTGATACTGCCTTCCAGCTCTTTTGATATTTGTTTTTTGTCTATTTCCCCAGTTACAGTCGTTATTTGGTCTAATAGTTTGCCGGCTGCTTCAAATAGTTCATCGTTCTTCTCTGCACCCCTTCCACCAGCAGCAGCTGAACGTATGGCCTTCAAAGCTCTTACATAGACCTTACCATTCTTTCCATAAGGGTAGGCGTATGCGCTGGCTGTTTTAGGGTCTTTGTCAGGATCTTTTGCAAGGTGGAAAAGAGCATATTCTTCGATATCCTTGAAATCTGATAAGTTGGGGGCCTCCCATTTTTCATCTGAGATCTTACCATCCTCTATTAATTTTTTGGCGTTTTCAAACGCCTTGTTATTCAATTTCCAAGCCATACAACCACCACCATTTTATTTTACCCATAGTAATTCCATTTCATGATCGTATCCTGCGAGGACTTTTTCCCCATCACCATTGAAATCGTATATTGTCATTGCAACTGCCCTTTCATCCTTGCAAGCTTCTAAGTATTTGCAAGGGCCTATAATGAATTTCATGTTCCCTATTTCAAAAACAACAAATACTACGTCGGCTATTGTTCGTATTGGATGCAAATCAGCATCCAACAAGACATAACCCGCTTCTGCATAGACCCTTGGGATCAAAGAGGGATATTCACCCTCCAACCTTCTTAAAACAGGATCTGGTAAGACTTTATGTATATCAACGTACACTCCTCTTTTTTTTAAATCAGCTACATTATCTCCTATGCCAATCATACACATCCACCACACCACGTTTTATTCCTTTATTTCAACTAACCTAATCAGCTCATTTTCAATGTAAAGTCTTGCCGGCCTTGTAAACGTCCTATCACTGAATATAAGACTGTTGTTTATGTAAATTGGGTGTAAATAGATGTATCCTTCATTTTCACCGGTTGGCATTGAATCAATCATAAAACCACGGATCGTAACAGGCTTATCATCATTATACTTGAATTTTATCATGTCACAAACCGCTTTAAACTTTATATGCCAATCATTCATCGAATAAGGGGTTACAATCATCTCAACAGCCATATCAGCCTTTCTTCTTGCTTTCCAAGCTAATTGACTAAGCCAAGCAAGAACGTCCGTATAGTCTATTTTCATCGATTCACCAATTATCAAGTCTGCATTTTCCCATCCAATCGTATACATCCTCATCCAGCCCTAAAATTTGGTTTACCACCCTTAAAATATTTCAAAGCAAGATAATAGTCTTCCAATTTTTTCATAGCATCTTCCTCTTTGAGCAACGCAACCATCAAGACCATAAACAAGGTTATATTCGCTGAAACACTCTTATCCATCTTCTTAATCTGAATCGATTCATCAAAACAAGCCCTAACCAAAAAACCAAGCTCTTTTTCATCTTTTTCTGGTTGCCATGCTAAAAGGCCATAAAATTCTTCATATTCTTCCTTGATTGATCTTATCTTTTCTTTTAGTGTTTCCAAGACCATCCACCACCACAATTATCCGATCCAAACAATATCAAAACTTTTATTAAAAAAATCATAATTGAAATTCCCACTATGTACAAGTGCAGCAACTGGTTTAACCCCATCAAACTCCCTAACACGATGTAACGGCCCTATAATAAGTTCTTTGTCTTCTAATTTGAGTGATATGAATGAAAGAAGATCTTCTGTTGTTTCATTGAATAACATGTCCAAAAATTTTATTTTCGCTTTTTGAAATTCCTCTGGTATGAAATTTGGGAAATAACTAACCATGTTTTTTAGGATGTTGATTTGGATTACTTCTGTGATTTTTATCATCTTAGAACCATCCATCCAAGTTTTTAGCTATTTTTTCAACCTCTGCTTCATCTATTTCAATAAGTGAAATTTCATTGTTTTGTTTTTTACATTTGAAGTATTTGCGTGTTCCATCATTCCATTTAACTTCAAAAACATCATTATCCATGAAATGTTTTGTTGTGTAGATCTCCAGATCTTCAACTGGTGACCATGTGTCGATGAATTCACGATTATATTTATATTTTAGGTGCATTCCATTGATTTTAGCAAGATATTTGGCATCCTTTAGTTCTTTTGGTTGTTCTATGTAAGTCATTCTGTATTTTTTAGATGATAATCTGCCTATTTTCATTTTTATCTTCATGCCTTCTTCTGTCGTTAATTTAATTTCTTCTTTTGATGGTTTGATAATCTCTGGTGATGGTATAACTGGCTTATATCCTCTTTTAAGTGTTTCGGGGATGGTGTAAGGTTTGGGTTTCCAACCAGCAGCATTATATCTCACCATCTGATTCTTAGTCCTTGTCCTTGGATGTGCAACATTCGTGGGTTCGATAATATAAGGTGTTATAGTGCATCTACAATGAATCCATTCCCTAATTGGTGCTGCCCTGTCACCGGGGAATTTCTGCCCGTTTCTAAAAGTCTCCCCCTTTTTTATGATTTGTAAATGGTTTCTACGGTGTGTGGGTCTTACTCTACGATCTCCAACACTTATCCACTGGATGTAGTCAATTGCAGGGTCTTTCATATATTCTTTCCATTTAACATAATTCATTGTATTGTGTGTTTCAGTCCAAACAATAGATAAAGCCTTATTATAGTTCTTGTTGGGTAAGATTTGTCTAACCCTTGCAGCTATCATTTGTGTGGACTCCCCACGCCTTATTCCCCTATACATTATTTTTCTGATGCTTTCCTGTGTGCTTTGTGAAAAACCTTTTGCAGTGGATAGAGGGTTTTTTAGGATTCTATCGGTTACATCTGGATCATATGCACCATGCCCAAGGGCTTTTTCTATTCTTGCATGTGTATTATCTGTTTTTATTAGTGTTTCTGTTTCTATTCGGGGTTCTGGGTGGAAAGGTTTCCTCCAATCAGTCGATAGGCTTGGAAGATCCTCTTTCATTGAAATAAGGGATTCCCGCCCCATAATCTTATATTCTATGCTTAGTTCTTTTTGCACTGTTTCAAGTATGTTTAAGTTCATCTGTACAAGTGCATCATATATTTCAGCCTCTAACCAACTGCAAAGCCTTTGAACATCAGATAAAAGCTGGTCTGGTATTTGTCCAGCCATCGGCAGCTTCTCATACCTTTTAAGTAGAATGTCAAGTTTCCTGTTAAATGTTCTCAAGGGTGTGGCTAATTCAAGATATGATTGGTGAACAAGCAGCCTAAGCCTTATCTGGTCTTCTATTAGTATTTGCTGTCTTGTGGCTGCTGACAATCTCAATAAAAACACCATTTCAGTCTATACGCTCATTAACATCCCTTATCTGCTTCGCAATCTCAGCAACCGGTTGCAAACTCATAGCAGCAGCAGCATCAAGTGGAACACCACGATTATAGAGTGTCTCTGCCTCAGGGCCTATAATATCCTCATTAAAGTTGAAATAGCCTTTGAGGTATTCTCTGGCTTCTGCTGGTGATAGTACGCCTGCTTGGACAAGTGCTACTGTACTGTCAACATCGTTCTTGAATTCTCTAAGGTTTGCTCTGTTTAGTTTGAATCTTGTTTCTGATTCAAATCCTTCTCTTATAACCCATTTTGTGATTTGGTCTTCTATACGCTGCTGTATTGGGCTGATTACACTTTCATAGTAGATTCTGCTTGATTCTATTGCTGTGTTACCTGCAAGCGAACCAGTCCTGTTTATACTTATCCTATATGGTGGTACACGGTGCACCGATAATATTTCATCATCGATCAATTCCATCAGTTTCAGGAATTCTCCTTCTTGTGATTGGCCTCCCATTTCTTTTATTTCAACATCAACGGCTTTAGAGTCTGCAGATTTCAGTGTGAGGATCATAGCACTGTGTGGATTGTCCATAACCTTCTGTAAAGCCTCCTTCGCCTTATCGGATAATGTGACATCAGGGTTTGTAGGGTCAACATCAGTAAAAGACCCCTTCACGATCATAAGAAGACTGGGGACCCCAAAATTCTTGAAGAAGCTTGCATTATACTTCCTCGCAGCAATACCAAGATAAATCGCAGGTATCGCAGGAATAACAGGAGCAAGGCCATAATAATATGATCGGGGATTATAATTATTAAACCAAATAACAGTGTCTCCACGCTTCTCAAAAGGCAAACCATCCTTAAACTCCCCAGTATCCTTATCAACATCACCCTCAACCCCTGCAAGCTTAAACCAGACCGTACGAGACCCCACCTTTTGAGCAACCCGCTTATCATCAGCATGCCGCCTCAAAGTATGAGCAGGAATATGATACAAATCAACAGGCCTACCATCATCATCATAGGATATTGCAAGGGCAGCATAACCCAGACTCTGATAATCAGATACAATATTATACAATACAGTAGTGACAGGATCTGGTAAGTTCTTGAAGAATTCTTCAACCTCAGGTGTTATATTTTCAAGATAATAGCCTCTACCAGCCACATCACCAGCAATAACATCCACACAAGCCATATGAGTGCTATTCACCTCAAGAAGGGCTGCAAGCAAATTAGGATTATAAGGAGGCTCTATTAGGTTAAATTCTTCATATCCACCCGTGAACGGGTCTTTAATGAGCTTACGTCCATCCTCTTTGAGAGAGTATTCAATTAGCTCTTCCAGGTCAATTTCATCTTTTGTGCTGCCAAAAAGCGAAATCATCACAAATCACCCACCATTTTTTTCATAATGTTGAAATCGAAAATCGTGCTGTTTCAGTAAATAGGCTTTGGAAAGCCCCTGTTAGAGCATCTACTTGATCATCATGAATACCGGCGGTTGGGAACGCCTCTAATTCATCCAATAGGGTTTGTGTCCATTCCCTACTGAGTATATGCACTTTACCGGCCTCTGCATACGCTGATAATGGTTTAGCCCTCTCTACTTTGCTGGTTTGAACACGGGCCCCTCTAAAATTGTAACCAGCCAATTTACGAGTGTAATAATCGATCACATGCTTCCCAGAGGCCCCACCTTCTTGCTCTATCCTTATAGCAGTTCCAACACCATCCAAACGGGCACACTGCAATATTGCAGACTCCACTTCCATTGGAGTGCCACGCAAACGACGGATATCAAGAACCCAAACCTCACCATCCGCATCTAAACCAAGGAGAGCCCCTACAGTCCAATCAGGGTCAATGCCCTCTTTTTCAGGGGTTGCTGCAAGATCCCAAAACCTAACCTTTTGTACGATCGGTTTAGGCTCATCCTCAATCTTAAACCACTCCTTTTTGAAAAGGCCGCCTTCTGGGGTCACGTTCCAGTCACCATGCTTCAAACGCCGCCTTGTAACCCAATCCAACTCGTTAAGGGCCTTTTCATATTCTTCACGGTTTAGGTATGGGTTTTCCTTCCAAGTAGATGGGATAAACCTTTTATCCCCTTTTATGAACCTCTCCTTAACCCATTCATGCCCCACACCACCCGGGTTTCCTGTGGCACGCATCCTGAGTGGTATCCAGTCACCTTCATCCTTTCTAAGTGATCTGAACATGAACCGGTATTGTGTCTCTGTGAACTGTGTAAGCTCATCAAAACCGATAAAATGAAAGCTGCTGCCCTGATACCTTTCTCTATCACTTTCATGCTCCATATGCCCAAATTGTAGGGTAGCACCAGAGGGGAATCGCCACCTTTTCTTTTGTTCACTCCAAACTGCATCTGTATCATCCAGCCATTGATGTGCAATATCTATTAGTCCACCTTCTTGTGTGAGTTCGGGGTATGTTCTTCTGAGTAATAGTGCTGCATAGTTTGATTCTCTGACAAACTGTAATGCTGCCATTAGAAGGGATATACTTTTACCACCGCCTGCTGCCCCACCGAAGAATACTTCCCTTTCCTTTGATACTATAAATTCTATCTGCTTATCGAAAGGTTGGAATGGAATATAATCATTAGCTAAGATTGTAACAGTTAATAATGCTTTATCCTCATAATCCAGATTTAAACATCTGTCTTCAGCTTTCATCATCTTTCTTAGCCTCTAATTTCTTAAAATATTCTTCAGCCTTCTTCAATTCATCCAACAAACTAAGCTTAACATCCTCTTGAACCTTAGCCTTCACATCCTGCCTTAAAAAGTCACGCCTTGCAAACTGCTTAGGGTTTCTTCTCTCAAGATACCACGCCGCAGCCTTCCAATCCCCCTTTACCTTCTTCTCAGGATCGCCAACCGCCGCACGGGTGATAATAGCAAGATATTTAGATTCTGCTATTTTTTCCGCACTTTTTACTGCCTCCAAAAACTCTCGGAACTTACCAGTTTTTGATTCTTTCCCCCTCCGTAGCCAACGATAGTATGTCGGCTCTGCAATTCCCACCAGCGCGCAAGCTTGTTCTACTGTGTGACCATTCTCTATATATTTACAGATTTTTTCTTGCAGCTCTGATGTTAATTTTGTTTTGCGCCCTCTTCTACCCACCTCTTATCACCCACCTCTTTTTTTGCAATATTTTCAAATATTTTTTTCTCCCTTTTTCTAGACTTACAAAATTATCAAAAATTGACTGTGTGAGCGTCCCCATCAGTCTAATTTATTTTTTGTGCTTTTTGTCCTGTGAAATCTTCCCATCTTTGCAGAATTATATTACAATAATGTGGTTCTATTTCCATTGCTAAACAGGTTCTGTCTGTTTTTTCAGCCCTAATCTTCTTATACTCTCTTTTAATTTCTCTATTTGACTTTTAGGGTGTTTGTTTGGGTTTTGTGGGTGTGGTTTCAAATCAGTGACTTTTATCTTCATTTTAACCCCCTTTTTTCTCATCCCGTTTTGAATAACATGGTGATTATCATGGTTATGCTTGCTGTTACAAAGATGAAAAGCAACCTATCTATCTTAGCATCGATCTCCTTGATCCTATGCCTCAAATCATTTATATCATTTCTCGTAATGCCATTTAAAGTTTTTTTGGATTCTGCAAAGCCTATCATCTTCTCCTTGAATTCAAAAAGTTCATCAAAATCTTCTTTCCTCAAACAATGAAAAATGGCCTCTCCGTTAGACTTCTCCTTGTCCATACCTCGCCCCCTGACTAATGTACCCTGCGATAGCACCGATACAAGCCGCTGCAAGCTCATTATTCCTTGTCATAATACATAGAGCACCAAGCACTCCTAAAATCACTAAAACAACAAGCAAATCCTTGTCCATCAAGAACCACCACCTTTACAATTTTTTTATTAGAATATGATGCCAAAGTCGAGTGTTAATTTAATCCCTGCAGTATATCCGTTTGCAGCCGCTACAACAAGGCCACATGATTTACATATGATATACCAATCATCTGAGCGTTCAAATTTTTCTGATTCGCAACAGGGGCATTTTGTCATGCACAGCAACTCTTTCTTTATTATTATTATGTGACTTGCATCCAGAACTTTCTTTGGTCAAAAACTTGGCAGATCGCTCTTTACAATGCGTAGGCCCTCCAATGGCATTAGTTTCATGTAACAGTCAAGCAGGTTCGTTAAAATCCGAATATACATATCCTTAGTAAGCCCAACCTCCTTAACAACCCTATACCATCCAAAATCTATAGTATGATGGCTATTCTTCGATTTCACAAAAAAAGAAAGGGCCACAATGATCTGTTCACTCGTAGCCCTGCTGTGAAGCTTGTTAAGGCCAAAACGGGAGATTAGATAGTGTACTTGTTCCTTATCAGATTGAGTCAACGACATTCTTTCTGCGATGACATCAATATCCCTTTTATATTGTGACAACCTCCATTCTTTCTTGTTCCCATGCTTAGAATCAAGAACAAGAAGCCGTTTAAATCGTGCACGTTCCATTAGGCTTCAACCCCGTTTTGGCCTCAATTAAAAGCCTGAAATCCCGCAAGGCATCATGTGCATCGAAATCACCATTACGCAACAAAACGGTTTCTATAATCTCCAAATCAGCTAAATAAGCTTCAATGACTTCTTTGTTGCATTTAAATTCCACAACATTGTCCATGTTATCCACCACCACACTTATAAGTTATACTTTATAACTTTAAACTTATAAAAAAGGTTTAGAACATAGGAAAATCATCACAAACCCCCAAGATCATAATTCTTCACTATTCTTGTCATTTTTAACACCATAAACGATCCTATCATAACATTTACCAGCTTTAAAGATTTTGATCCTATCAACCTTTTGCACATAACCATCACATTCAAGACATATAAGTCTTCCCATAACCTGTCTCCTTGAAAGCATCACCCTTTTACTTAAAAGCCCCGTCTCCATGATCTTATCATACAAACGAAGATAATCCATCGGCCCTTCCCTCATCAAAATTTGTATCATCAACTCATTTACACCGTCGTAAGACCGTATCTTTTTCATCATACCACTACCATAATTATTCTATTTTCTCAAACCATTCCTGTTATCATTTTATGCACCATCTACCTTCCCTGATGTTAGTTAATATTTTTGTTTCTTCATTTGTCAGTATTTTAGGATCATATTCAAATCTTGCACAGAGTTTTAAAGCCTCTAATAATGGAACTGTGGCCTCAAATTTATCTTTTGCGTAATTTATTGGTGATTGGAGTCTTTCTCTTATTTCTTTTGTTTTGTTTGAAATCTCTAAGCCTTGGAGTCTTTCTCTTATTTCCATCATATGCACTAAATCATAGCAAGATTTGCAGACACTTTTTCGCACTGTTTTACCATCTATTGTTCGCAGTATTGGGAATTCTTCATATCGTTTATATTGAAGACACAATTGACATTTTATCCTGTCTGTGTCTTTTATACATCTATAACATATGTATCCATTTCTTGTTTCTTTGCATGTTGCGTTTCTACCACATCTTCCACAAAATGTCCTTAACAATTCCACCACCACACAAGATTATTCCTTTAATTATTATATTCGATTTCCACCTTTATATATGCGTTTTAAGAGCATATGCAAAAAAAAGGAAAAAAGGATTAAAAAGTTGTTACACAAACTAGGACACCTCAAGACTTCTTTTTGTCTTTTAGGAACTTTTTTATGTTGGCTTCAACTATCCAACTCTGCGGTATCTTCTCCCGCTTGGAATAGGCCTCCAGTTCCTTAGCCACTTCCAAGTCGATAGTGAAAAGCTTAGGGACTCTCACCATCTATTACACCTCCAGAAAGTTTTTATTTCATTATTCCTTTAATTATTATATTCGATTTCCACCTTTATATATGCGTTTTAAGAGCATATGCAAAAAAAAGGAAAAAAGGATTAAAAAGTTGTTACACAAACATCAGCGATACCATAATCGGCGTTTGTGCTTCTTTCAGCAAGTACTTCCCCGTTTTTGAGAATACGCACCGTTAAATTCTCAGAGCCACCATCCATTTTTTGGAAAAGTGCAGAAACAATACTGGGATTGTCAGGGACATCAAATGTTTGTGGACCGGTCCCTGAAACGCTTTGATCACCATTTTCATCGCCGTATGTGCCTTCCCAGTATCCGGGGTAGTCTACTTGCACTTGTATCTTGTTTTGGCCATCTGTGCTTGGGGTGTCGCTTATACAACCGCTTATGCTTGCCGTTACTGCGATAAGAAGCAGTAAGGGCAGCGCATATATTTTTTTCATGTTTTTTCACCTCACAATCTTTTTTTTCGTTATAGATAGCTATAACGAAGCATCATATAGTATATGCTCACGGAATTTGCCGCTTGTCGTTCTTTTTTTGACCATTCCTACCCTTTTTATCAATCCTTTTTGTTCTAAAATCCATAATCGCCGATAAACTTGCTTTCTGGTAACACACAACCTTTTACTGATAAAACCACCATGCACCAAACGCTCATATACTTTATAATAGTCCACAGGGCCTTCATTAAGTATGATACGTACTAATAAATCGTTTAATTGTTTGTAGGATTGTATCGTTTTTTGTTTCATTATAAAACCTCCCATTTGCCTCTTAAAACGCTTTTGTACAATTCTTTCTCAGTTTCAGTTAAGAGTTTTGGATTAAGCTCAGCTCTTGCAAAAACCTTCATAACATCCTTCATATTGATGATGACATTACCAGATTGATCTTTTTTAACATTAACTGGTTCTTCGATGTTATCAACAAAATACAAAGACTTGAGAATCCTCTTTTTGTTTTTTCGGGGCTTTTTATATTTATGTCGTCCCAATTTGCGATTGCATTCATCACAGAAACTCTTTCGAATGATATGCCCATCAGCACTCCTTAAAACCGGAAACAAACCATACCTTTTAGGTTTTCCACATTCAGAGCACAGTACAACGTCGTCCGGCTCTAAGCACTTAAAACAAACAAATCCATAAATAGCGTTTCTACACGCCTTATATTCCCCACAACGTATGCAGTTGGTCCTTTTACGTATAACTTTTCGAACCATATTCCAACACCTCATTTAAACAAGTATTATGCCTTCATCAATCAAAAAGGCTAACATAAGGTCTGGAATTTGAATATACCCAATTATTCTTTCTTCAATATACCCTTTTGCCTTCAAATTGTTTATTTCCCGATGTACATCGTCTAAAAGCGTTTCATCATCAACAACCCGTTTAATTAACGTTCCAAGACCACACTGACCATTATTGTTCTCCATTTCATCATAGACAACTCTAAGTATCTTTTTGGCAAGATTGGAAAATTCTTGATCATTTTTAACATCATCTTCATCAAAATCATCTACATTTTCCTCTGAGCTATCGGGGTAAATTTTGGCATCTTCAAATTCGATTTCAAGGCCTCTTTGACTTGCTCTTTTGAATGCAAGCTTCATATCAATGAAATATGTGGTTTTACCATCTATACGCTTCTTATTCTTTATAATACCTCTTAGTTTTTGCATAATCGCTGAAATCTTCTGCACAGTGAATTCTTCACCAAATTCATCACGTAGTCTTTCTTGTATGTCTTGTACCCGCACTTCTTTCAGTTTTTCCCTAATAATCATCTGTAAAACACTATCCTCTAATTCAAGACTGTCTTGTTTCCTCAACCTTGAATACATCACCCCATATTCATACAATTGATTAAACAAGTCATCTGAGTCCCTTTCTTCATCAATAAGGGCCGCTAATGCAAGTAACGGTGACAATTTGTTCCAATCCCTGCCATAGATCTTGTCATGTTGATCATACAAGTTCACATAATCCAAATAAGCCTTCTTAGCATATTTAAGGCCAATCAGGTGCAAATCAATGAATAATTCATCAAACGCCTCATCCATACCCATCCTACGATAATTTCCAGCGAAATGAGAATCCTTTGGAGCTTCTTCCATGATTATAATGATTCCTTTCTCATCGAGCACATCATTAACTTCTCTTGTTCCGATAGCGATAGGAACGCTTGCATTGAAAGAATCCAAGTCCATGGTCTCTTTGTTTATCCTTTCAACGGTGCTGTCCCTGTACCAAGCGTTTTCAAGATATTGCCGATAGATTTGATCTTTCACAGGATTTTCAAAAATTTCTTCGTAGTGTTCAACGAACATAATCCCTTTGAGCCCGCTGGCCTTCCTGAACATCACAGCCTCCGTTGAATCAGCTGACACTTCACCGGGGCCTTGGAAACATGTTTTTGAGAGGAATGAGAGTGTTGTTGATTTTCCAACATTCCTTAGACCAAACAAGACGATGTAAGGATACCAAATGAAAATTTGGCGCATGTAAGTGCCTATAATCCATAAAGCCAGCAGGATGTACTCTCTTTTATCGCTGAAATAAATATACTCCCCTAACAAGCCATATAACTTGTCAAAAACCCGTGATAATGTCAAATCTTTACGCTTAGGGATGCCATTTTTATTCCACTCATTCAACATGCGAATTATCGTTTTTTCAACCCTTTTTGGCGGTTTTATCTTAGCCCCGTCTATGCGTGCTATTTTAGGATCAACCTTCTTCCAATCCTTTATATCCCTATCGTTGATCCCCACACTGATACCATCCTTTGAAAAGACAAGAAAAGCATCCTTTTTAGGATTGTACCAAGAATAATAGAGCTTTTGAGAATCCACATCAAAATATTGCCCCGCTTCAATTTTTGGCCTTTCCTCAACAAAATCTTCAAAAAGATCTTCAACAGTAACCCACTCAGGTTTTTTCTTTGATTTCTCACTTTTTTTATTGGATTCATGCCTTACACACTTCTTACATACAGAATGGCCAATCTTAAGGGCCTCTCTAAGTTTTTTACAAGTGTGTGGCTTCAATTTCCCATTTTCAATCTTTTTCCTTGTTGTTTCAAGCAAACGAGTGATCTTGTACCCATCATAATCTGGAAACTGCTTAAAGAAGTGCTTGGCCTCAGAAACGCTTAGAGAAGTGCGCATAAGGAAATTGGCAAACACCATGTTCTCCTTATCATCCAATGGATGATCTCTATCATTTAGAAATTGTTTAACGCACTCATAATCAAAAAATTCAAATTCTTTTTCAAGACTTTCAAAAAAAGCAACAAAATCATGCACAATCTCATTATCCTCTTTTATAGGCCTCCTGAGTATAGTGGAATAATTAGATGAATTAAACCACCCAAAGACCGGAGCAGCATCATCTAACAGAATATCCACGCCTAACCGGTCCGAATTACGTCGTTTCACAATATTTGCGACCTCTTCTGAAAAAAAGAAAGTATAATATTCACTCCCAAGCATACCAGTCGTAAAAGTCTCAAAAC